ATGATGATTATCACGCCCAGAGAAAGGCTAGAGTCCCTATTAAGGATTTAAAATTCCTTCGGAACGATCCTAATGACAAGGGAGCAGCGGGAGCGCGAATGATTGATTTTGTGGAACACCAAAAAGATATGATGGATTTAATCAAGGTCCAATGTGCTCTTATACAAATTACGACTTCTCTGCAAGGAACTCAGAGCTTCGATCTCCCTCTAAACCTAAGAAAACAAAAAGGTGCGGACAAGGCACGGAAAGATTCCTATTCTGCCCTAGTTTTAGGTAATTGGGCCATGAATGTTTTCTATGACATGGAGTCTGATGATGTGGGCAACATACAAACCACCTTTACTCCAATGTTCATTTCTTAACTTTAAAAAGTTGAAAGTTAACTTTGGGGTGTAATATGGAATACATTCCATGGCTAAAAGAAAATATACCAAACGCTCAGAATATTGGAAACAATTTGACGCTGGTGAGCACCCCTCCCTTCCTCCCGATGAAGAGATAACGCCCGAACTTTTGGGAGAGCCCTTCTATACTTCGACTGCCTCCTATGAATATATTTCTAAGGCGCGGCGGCAAGCTGTGACTGATCAAGCTTTTAAGGGTTCCCGCACTAACAGGGTAGCTTTTAATAATCCCAAAGACAGGTTTTCTAGCATCCGTGTAGGACTGCTTCCATATGAGTATGCCTCTGATGGGGTTACAGCTAGAGACGGTATTGAGTTGTGTCAAAAAGCTTACGCAAATGTGGCAGTTTTTAGAAATGCCATAGACATAATGTCGGAGTTCACTAATACCGATATCTATTTAGAGGGGGGGAGCCGAAAAAGCAGAGAATTTTTCTACGAGTGGTTTAAAAGGGTTAATATTATTAACCTAAAAGACCAGTATTTTCGCGAATATTACAGGAGTGGCAATATCTTCCTTTATAGGATAGATGGAAAATTCAAAACTGAAGACTATGCAAAATTAATAAACCAAGTGGGGTCAATAAATGCTTCTACAAATAAAATCCCTCTTCGCTATATTTTGCTCAACCCTTTTGACGTAGTGGCCAGAAGAGCTACGACTTTTACTTATGGTGGGGTTTACCAAAAAGTTTTATCCGAATATGAAATAGCTCGTCTAGCCAGTCCCCAAACAGATGAAGATTTGGCTATTTTCCAAGGATTGGACCCCGAGATTCAAGGGAGGATACGGGACGGTTCTTATTCTGGGATGGGTATCCACATGGATTTAGATCCCAAGAGACTTTCTTATTCTTTTTATAAGAAGCAGGATTATGAGCCTTTTGCCATTCCGTTTGGATTTCCTGTTTTGGAAGATATCAACGCGAAGATGGAATTAAAGAAAATGGATCAAGCTATTACCCGCACGGTAGAAAATGTTATTTTGCTTATAACGATGGGCGCTGATCCAGATAAAGGAGGCATTAACCCCAATAATATGGCGGCGATGCAGAACCTTTTCAAAAATGAAAGTGTAGGGCGTGTATTGGTGTCAGATTATACCACCAAGGCAGAATTTATTTTACCTGAACTTAATTTAGTTTTGGGGCCAGAAAAATACCAAATACTTAATGATGATATTAAACAAGGTCTCCAAAACATTGTAGTGGGGGAAGAGAAGTTTAATTCTACTCAGGTAAAGGCTCAAATCTTTATTGATCGTTTACAAGAGTCTCGTTATGGGTTTTTAAATGATTTTCTCAATCGTGAAATCAAAAGAATAGCCAAAGATCTTGGTTTTCGGTCATGGCCCGAGGCCAAGATGAAAGATATCGATATGAGGGATGAGGTTCAGCTTATGAGGGCTTCCACTAGACTTATGGAGTTAGGAATCATTACTCCGAAACAGGGCATGGAGATGTTCCATAATGGTAGATTTCCTGAACCAGACAAGCTTGCTGAAGCTCAGAAAGATTTCTTAGAAGAGCGCGAGGAAGGTTACTATAACCCTATAGTTGGAGGCGTTCCTGTAATTGCTCCTGCTGGTGGGGAGGCAACTGGTCCTCGAAAAGAGGCGGGTAGGCCCGAGGGAACCACTGACATCCCTATTGCTGACGCTCAGTATTCTAGGGCTAATATTCAAAAAACAATCTATAATATAGAGAGTTTTGTCGATGACGCTAAAGGTAAAATGGTCAAACAGTTGGGCGTTAAAGAACTTAGCGAGGCTCAACAAGACATGGTTAGCAATTTGTGCGAGTCTGTAGTGTGCTCTCAGACTAAAGAATATTGGGGAGAAACCTTGGAATCTTGTGTAAAAGATTTTAATGAAATAGAAACTCTTCAAACCTTAAAGGAGGTTTTAGACATTTCTGCCAAGCATTCACTAGAGGCATATCCCGCCGCCATCTTATATCATAGCCATGAAACCAAATCTTAAATCAGATCATTTTTTTAATGAGGACTTTGTTGAAATCTCCATTACCGAGGGAGAAAAAACAAAAAAGCAGTGGGACAAGATTGACAAAAAAGAACTCAAGCGTGACACCAAAAAAGAAAAGAAAGAGCACGAAGAGGACGCCATAGAGGACGATAAGAGTAAAATTAAAAAACTCAAAAAGGGCAAGCCCTCCGAGAAAAAGGAAGCCGAAAAGAAGGATCTTAAGAAAGATGTCAAATATGATAAGAAGTCTAAGAGTTTCGCTCAAATGTTGATGGATATCGCAGCGGAGCGGTTTGGAGGAAAAAAGCGGGGCGCGTTGAAGGACAGTGATTTCATAGATTCTAAAAGACGCTCTTTCCCCGTAATGTCTGCCCAAGACGTTAAGGACGCCGTCAGTAGCTGGGGTAGATATAAAGGGTCTATGAGCTTTGATGAGTTTAAGGCTAAATTAACCCGCAGAGCTAAGAAAATTGGAGCCGAAAGCGCTCTCCCAAAGAGTTGGACTAAGAAAAAGTGACATGGATTACAAATATACCACCACTTTTGAATCCCCGCTTTTAGCTTGTGAGATTAATGAATCTTCATTGATTTCTAAAGCATCCTTAGAAACTTTAGCACCCCTTGTCCCTAGTGATATTGATTACGAAAGTAATCTAGATTTATTGGGGGTAGCATTTAATGCAGCGGTAGTAAACAAATTTAACAAAAATGGGGACGGTATGGACGCAGCGACAGCCGTAGAATATACTAATAATTTTATTCATAAGCCCACTAACATTGAACATGATAAACAGAAAGTGGTGGGTCATGTCGCAGCTGCGGGTTATAGCGAATTTGGATCTAACCAATTATTAACCGTAGAACAAGTAAAAAATACCACGGAACCATTTAATATTGCTTTGGGGGCCGTTTTATATAGAACAGTTAATGAAAATTTTACTGCTTTGGTAGAAAAATCTATCGATCCCGATGACCCTGCTTTCCAGAAAGTTTCTGCGAGCTGGGAAGTTGGCTTCAATGATTATGTCTTGGCGGTCGGGAGTGACATTTTAAGTGAGGCTAGAATCGTAGCAGATCCTGATGAAATTTTAGAATTACAGGGGTTTTTAAAGAGTTACGGGGGTAATGGAACCACAGATGAGGGCGAAAGTGTTTACAGATTAATTATGGGTGATATTTATCCATTAGGTATTGCATATACACTTAACCCCGCCGCACAAGTAAGAGGTCTCTATAGCCAAACACCCCAGAAACCTCAAGTTTTTATAAAGGATAAAAGGGATAAAATTGCACAAAACAATAAATTAAATGTAAACAACGAAAAGAACTTTATTAACATGGAAATGGAAAAGACTCTTAATGAACTTAAAGAACTTCTTTCTGAGAAAAAATTCTCTAAAGAAGCGGTCGCCTCACTGACTGATACTTTTGCTCAAGCTATCCGCGAACGGGATGAACAATACCGTAAGGATGTCGAGACACAAAAGGCAGCTAAAGAAGGCGTCACGAAGGAATATGAGGAATTCAAGTCCTCCGTTTCTGAGCTGGAAGAAAAATTGAATGCCGCTAATGAGCGTATTTTAGTTTTTGAAAAAGACAAAAAAGCCGAAGAAGCCGCTGCCTCTTTTAATGAGTGTATGGACAAATTGGACGAAAAGTTTGAACTCGATGACCAAGACCGCGAGTTTCTTGCTACTGAACTGAAGGGTTTGGAAAATGCAGAGGCTTATAAGGCTTTTGCCTCCAAGCTTGAAGTTCTGTGGAAACACAAGAGCAAAGAGGTCCAAGCAGAGTTCAACGCGCAAATCCAAGCACGGATTGACGAAGAAGTCGCCAAGAGGATTTCTTCGGCTTCTACGGACGAGGTGAAGATCGAAGAAGCTCTCGACGCAGCCGAACCAACTGATTCGGCTGTTTCTAACGCTAACGAAACTGTCGCCTCCGAGGAGAAGTCCTTCCGCGATAAATTTAAAGCGGCCTTTTCCCGCGAAAATATTGAAATTTCTTAATTTAAACTAACTAAAATTATGGCATTACGCATTCTACCATTCAGACAATACTCTGATCACGATGTCGTTAACCTCTATTCTGTTATTAACAGTGATGTGAACGACGCTACGACCGACGCAGGGGCTGGCGATGCTGGCCTTTTCGTAAAGGTCTCTGCTGGAAACTTCGATGCAGATCCTGTAACCTATCAAACAAACAGTTATCTGGGTGATTCCAGCTTCCCGTTCCTTGGTACTACGGAGATGTATCCTGAAGTTAATCTTAAAATTACAGGCGCAACCTCAGGAGTAGTTCCGTTGGGACTGACTCTTTTTCAAACCGCTAAGAACGATGAGAACGGCGAAAAGCTGCTCTACCATCCCCAAAAACAAGAAGAGCTTCAAGCAATGCTCCCAGGCCAAGCGGTCCCCGTTCTCACGAAAGGGATTGTTACCTTAAGCTATACAGCTTTCGACGGTGACGTTTCTACTTACTCGCTAGGAAGAGGCATTAAAACCTCTCAGGTTACCAATGGTAAGATTACTGGCGCTCTTAAGGGTGTCGGTGAGACGGCAGACGTTTTCGGGCATGTTATCGGAACTGGAACTCGCTCCAATGTCGGAATCACCACTGACCAGTTCGCTGGTGATTATATCGTTGTATCGTTTGATTGCAGCTAACCCATAGAAAGGACACTTTTATAATATGAAAATTACTTTAAAAAGAACCCCCGAACAAGTCGAGCTTGTAAAAGCTATGGCTTCTCGTAATCGGAATGTTGCATACGAGGCTCAAGTGGCTCTTGCTGAATTCATCGGACCAGTTTTGGCCGAAGTTCTCAACAACGCCCCCACCGTGAGCAATCTGTTCCAATCACTTCAATTCGATGCTGATGACAATCCAAGCATCCCTCTTGATCTCTACTACAATATCGCTGACGAAGATTACGTCAGGGTTTGGAGTCAGAATCATGCAGGTGGTCTTCCCAGTAACCAAGTGCTGCCGACCGCTTCTGAACTGAAGCTGTCTACTTACAGCCTTGATTCCGCAGTTGATTTTGATCGGCGTTATGCCGCCAAAAGTCGCTTGGATGTTGTGGGCAAAACGTTTGCTCGCGTTGCACAAGAGATTCTTCTTAAGCAGGAGCGGACTTCCGCTACCCTTCTTATGACCTCTCTTGCTAACGCTACCATTAAGACTTCCCCGCTTGTTGGCGACACTCAAGTTTTCCGCGCAGCATCCGCAGGTAACTTCCTCATGGACGACGTTAACAACTTGTTTACTCTCGCGAAGCGTATTAATAGTTCGTGGATCGCAGGAACTCCTACCTCTCGCACTAAAGGGATCACAGATCTTATCTGTTCTCCTGAAGTCGTGGGTAGTATCCGCGCCATGGCTTACAATCCCGTGAACACTCGGGGTGGCGACGGCGCAGCCGCCGCAGGAACTG